GCATCATCGGGAATACCGATCCGGTGATGTCGGGCACGACCTGCCAGTTCAGCCCGCCCGGCTGCCTGGTGCGCACCACGCCGCCCGGGCGCGACACCAGGAGATCATCGAGCGTGTTCGGCCCCGCCATGCCCTCGGCGACCTCGACGCGCGGATTGTTGTGCAGATAGAGATTGTCGAGTGCGCCGCGCTTCAGCGCCGTCTTCTCGCGCTGCAGCGGCATCACCAGGTCGGCGATCGAACGGCCGAAAAAGCGATGGGTGATCGGCACCGCCGTGGTCGCCGCGAACGGCATGGCATCGAACGGAGTAATGCAGGGCACACCATCCTTGCGCAGGATCTCGCCCTGGTCGCCGCCGGTGATGACCTGATAGAGGCTAGCCCGGCCCTCCCCCTCATAGTCCATCCGCACATAATGTTCGGTGATGCGCACCAGCCGCGCGGCGGCGTTGAGGCCGGAGCCGGCGCTGAAATGCTCGTCCACGCTGTCGCGCGACAGCGTCTCGATCTCGGTACTCCCAGTGTAATCGCCAAGCGAACGGATCTGCTCGGCATCGAAGCCTTCGTCGATCAGCTGGCTTTCGGTTTTGGTCACCACTTCGTGGAAGCAGTAGTTGCAATCGCGAAGGGAGCGCGCGCCGCGCTCGATGCCAAATTCCTCCGGCGGCACGCCCATCACGCGCGCCTGCGCGAATTTGCGCGTGGTGACGATGGTGACGTCGTGGGTGATCGCAGCACGCCCAGATGCGGCGCGCGCGGTCGTCGTCGGCAGCGACGGCGCGAGCGCGGGAGTTTTCTCGACCGCTGCATGGTTGGTCGGCGCGGCTTCTTCCATTGTCGGAAGCGAAGGCGACGAGACGGACAAGGTTGACAGGGCCGGCTGCTGCGGCTGGCTCGGCACGGGCGGGACAGGCTTCATTGGGATCAGGTCTCCGTTGGGTCAGGGCAATAAAAAAGGCCCCGCTAGGGGCCGTGGGCGAACAAACAGGAATGAGAAGAGTGCGATCAGCGCCAGTCAGAGCCAGGGCCGAACAGCAGGCCGTAAAGCCCGCCGGGCCCGCTCTGCGCTTCCGGCGCTGTCTGTGCGGGCGCAGGCGCGACATATTGTGGCCCGTCCGCGCTCACCGAAGAAGCCCAGCCGGTCATCGGCTCGCCCAGTGGATTGAGATAGCGCTTGCTCAGATAGCGCACCGGCGGCTCGGTGGGCGGGCTGACCGTGCCTTGGCCGGTTTGCGGAGATTGCGGCCGCGGTGGAAGTTCATCTTGAGGTCCGCCTGCTGGGCTCATCAAGAGATGCAAGAACTGTTGAGGCGTGTAAGTGCTGGTCACAGCCGGCGAGATTTCAGGAGAAATCTGACCTCCAGCCTCGATCGCCGTCACCCTTGACTTCCACGGCTCGTATTCCCCGCGAGGGAGAGTGCCATCCACGGAGATAGACGGCACGAAGGTCGAAATATTTCCCCTGATGCCATTTCCGATTGTATCCTGGGATGTCATGCCTTTTCGCAGAAATACGGCATGGATACCCGCACTAGGAAATCCATATTGACGAGTGATTGTGAAGTGCGGTGCGTCGGGGGAACCAGGATTCCAATAATAGGTGGCACCGATTTTGCCCGGAATTTTCCAAGGCCAAGGTACGAAGACAGTCGCGCCATTCGGTCGAGGTTTGGTGTCGTCGCTCATCAAAAACTCCTTGATTTAGACGTGTGTGGAACGTGATCTGGCCTTCACAACTCGGCCAAACGTTGTGATAGTGACGCATCGTTTTGAACCACACCGAAATGACCTATCTTTTTGTCGCCATCTTCGCGATCTGGCTTATCGGCATGGGCTGGTTCGGCGTGCTCATAATCCGGGAAGACATCGGCCTGTCGCAAAATTACGTCGAAGGATCGAACTGGTGGAAAGCCAGTCACTGCTACGGCCTGTTCTCATGGCGAAACTGGATTGGCTATTTCGCTCGCCTCCATCCCACGCATTTGACGGAAGCCGGAAAGCAACATCGGGCAAGGGGCGCCCGACTGGAGCTCTTCGGCACGATCTGGGCGATCACCGGCTTCGTGGTGATCGCTTATCTGTCCAGTTACGTCTGGAAATGACACGCGCCAGCCGCCGCAAGAAGAACGAACTGCACCGTTCAGCTCGTCGCCTGCGGCTCATCCGCCTCTTCCGCATCGTCGACGCCATGCGCGGTGTGGGCGACGATCTTCATCGCCCCGCCTGATTCCGCCACCGCCTGGGCCAGGATCGTGAACTGGTCGTCGGTCAGGTCGTAATAGGTTTCCCGGCTTTCCTCCTCACGCTCCTCCCACCACACTTTCACGATGCCGGTCTTCGACAGCAGCGCATCCTTGATGAAGGAATAGAGGACCATGAATCCGGGATTCTGCTGCATGAAGACGTGATTGACGTAATCGGTTTCCTGCGCGGCCGCCGCCTCATCCTCCGGGCCGACGGGCTCGAACCGCACCACCTCATCGGAGCCTGCGAAAATGTCCATCAGATGCGGCATCAACCCTTCGATGGTGTCGGAGACATCGGTGGAGACGGCACGTGAGCGGCCATCCTGTGCCGGCATGTCGCGCGACATGTCGCCGAGGTAATAGTCCATCGCGTCGGCCCGCTCCTCGGCGAGCCGCGCGGCGGAGACCGCCGCCAGCGCGTCGGCCTTCTCGGCGGCGAGCATCGATTTCAGATCAGTCGGGGACAGGCGGGACATTGGATATCCTTTGGTTGGCTTTTGCGGAAAATGATTGAGCACGACGACGCCGTTGGAAACGGCGAAGCGCCGAAGGAGATCGGACCATCGGGAACACGGCGATCTCCGGAGTTAAGTGGGGATGTGAGGAGAACGCCTATGGATAGTTTCAGCCGATTTCGCGCAGGCGCGGGGCATGGTTGATCGCAATGCTGCTTCCGGTTTGAGGTTCCGGTCATGCCCGGACTTGTTCCGGACATCCAAATCTTCGGCGTTGACTCCGCGCCGTAAACGAAATCAGCGGGCGCCCAAGGTCTGGCGGATGTATTGATCGAGCCAATCCTCAAGCGGCGAACGTGCCGGTTGATCGGGAGCTTGCGGATCGGATCCCGCCAACACCGTCACCCAGCGACCGATATCGCCGGGAACGTTAGGTGAAGTCTGCCACGGCGGCAGCATCGCCGGCTGCATGGGCGGCGCAGCGCTGCGCGCCACCGTCGCGGTGGCGCTTGCGGCGTTCGGGTCGTCATAAGCCAGTTGCGGATATTGGCTGGCGGCCCAGGCGCGCGCCGCTTGTTTCAACGTGAGCGGCCCCTCCGACGGAATCGGCGCGACAGGCGGCGACCAGACATCATCGGAAGTGCCGCCGGCGCCATCCGGCGCATTGACGCCACGCTTCCCGCGCGGCCAGGCACAAGCCAGGCGATAGCATCCAAGATCAGTCCCAAGGCCCAGTTGATTGGATCGTCAGGTTTCCACATCGTACCTTTTGCCAATTTGAGGAGCGGGCGTTGCGACCATCAGAACGACGGAATCGGCTTGTATCCAAAGACGGCGAGCGACTTTCGCGGAGCAGTGGGCGTGGCTTCATTCATGCGGTAGCTTTTCTTGACGTAAGATGGCGAGCGCGATCCTTTCTCAGCCGATTTTACTCAGCCGTTTTTATTTCCCGCTGGTGATTTCAGGAGATTTCGTGCAGGGCGGCAAAATCCCGTCTTTAGACGACAATCGTTAGGCGATGACGCAGCTTGGCAGCCGCGAGGTGGCACTTGGCCTAAGCGCCGTCTCAGGGCCTGGTCAGAACGGCGACGTTTGGCGTTGGCGGCGCCCATCGGTTCAATTGCCATTTGCCATTTTGGCGAACGGCTTCAGCGGGCCACGTCATGAGAGCGGGGGAATTTGCCATCCGCCCGGTGACCTTTAGCAGGAGGCGATCATCGCCATCCCAGCCAACGAACTCCCAGAGTTCATAATCGGTAGGCCGGTAATGAAAGGCAGGCACATTCGCGCTGAAATCCGCCCTGACGATGTCCAATCTCCGGCCGCGCGACGATCCCTCGTCACCGACTGCTTTGAAGATCGAAGCAACCTCTCGCGGCGCGAAGGACGCTGCGCGCAGGAGATGGTGAGGTGATGCGGATGATTTCAGCAGATTTCGCGCAGGCGCCGGGTCTGTCCGGGCACAGCCGTCACCTTTCCTTCAGGCTGCCTCGACCATCGCTTTCCTGGCGGCCTGCGCGAGGAAACCGGATCTCGAAAGTCCATGCGCCTCGGCGTAGCGATCGATCTGCTCCAGGACATCGCCGGGCAAGGTGACATTGACCCTGACAACCCTCGGCGCGTCGGTCTTCACGGCAATCAGGATGGCGACGCCCGAGCGGTTATCGGGATCGGCCATGATGTCTTCAAGTTTGGAAGGTTCGGGGATGGCTTCGCCATCCTCGACCAGCCCCTCGATATGAAAGGCCAGCGCTTCTTCCGCCATGGCGCGCGCGTCATCCAGCGTGGTCCCAGCGGTGACGACGCCCGGAAAATCCGGAAACGAGACGCCGAAATGGCTGTCTGCTTCCTTATGGATAAGACCAATATATTGAGTCATGGCCCTCACCTCAGTTTGAGACCCGATTGCTTCTCGATACTCTTCAATGTCCCAAGCGGGATATCCCGTTCGGGATGCGGAACGGTCACGCGGCCCTTCTTTTGCGGATGTTTGAACTGGACGTGGCTACCCTTGCGGGCCACCTCGCTCCAGCCATCCCTTTGAAGGGCCGAGATAATCTCCCGGCTTTTCATGATGTGTATTTATACACACCGAACTATTTGTCAAGGCCCGAGGCGGAACGCGGGCAAGAAGAAGGGCGAAGGAAACTGAGCTTGCACGAGTATTTTGCTTCCACACTCACACGATCAAGGAGCCGCCATGACCGACACGCCGAGCATGATCATCACCGGCCTGTTTCACGACATCGCCCGGCATCGTTCGATCGTCTCGCTGGTGTGGAGTAACGATCCGGAAAAGCAGCTCGGGCTCGATGTGCCCAAAGCGTTTTCGAGCGAAGTGGGGAACCGGTTCGCGTAAAGAAAACGCGTCAAACAAAACGGGTGTAGCCTGGATAATTTGCCCGCGGCGGCAGAGAACGCCGTCCGCGATCTCGCCGCCCTTACGGGGAAGATGGCGGTCGTGATGCCGGGGTGAGCGTTCTAGACCTCACCGCCACCCCCGTTCCGGATAGACCAGCGCGCGGTTGAAGCCGACGGAGCGTTCCGGCGCCTCGTAGCAGATCGCCATTAATCCAAGGGCGTCGGCCGCATGAGAGGACCAGTCATGCTCCGGCCCCAAGCCAATGCCGCGCGCCTCGTCCTTTCGCTCATGGTAGAAGCCGAGCGCGTCGAGCCCCCCTTCCGTGGTGGCCTCGTTGAACCAGAGCTGCGGTGAGAGCCGGCGCAGCGCCTCGATCCGCATCATCGCCGCGCCCCTTCCCTGGTTCTTCACCGGCGGGGCGACGTTGAAGCCGGCATCGCGCAAATGATCGGCATAGCGCTTGCCGTGGATGGCATCGGTATTCACGCCATCATGCGGCAACGTGATGATGGCTTCGCCATAGCCGCGCGCGCGCAGCCAATGGGTGTGGAACGCCAGCACCTGGCCCGAGGCCTCGTGATAATCCAGCACGCGGATTTCCTGCCCTACCCACTGAACGATCCAGATGGTGAAGGCATCGGCGGTGGCTCCCGCGCCGCCGATATCGATGAAGGCGCGGAGCGGCAGCAACGGATCGGCCGCCACTTTGCCGATGCGCCCGTCGCTTCGCGCCTTTGACAATAGCTCCGCGAAATAGGCGCCCTCGAAGGCGCGGACATAGTCGCCCTCCCAGATGTGCTCGTAGCGATCCGGATAGAGCTTCTGCTCCAGCCGACGCTCTTCATCGAGCACAGCGGGAAACCAGGGATTGTCGCGCCAGTTCGCCCGCACCAGGATCGCTCCATCGGGCTTTCGCGCGCGAAAGAAATCGTCGACGGCATCGCTCTTTCGCCTTGGATTCCAACTGGCCCACAGTTCGGAATGCGGCGCGCGAATGGTCGGGCGAAGCAGCGAGAGCGAGCGCGCCGAGAGCGTCTGCGCCTCGTCGATCCAGGCGATGCGGAAGCCTTCCAGGCTTTTGATCGACTCGGCCGTGTGGTCCTGAAGCCCACGAAAAATGATCAAGCCATCGCCCGGCGTCTCGATCTTGTCGCTGTATACCTTGAAACCGCGCGCAAGCCCGAGCTGGCTGATCTTGTCCTCGATCAGCCGCTTCGAGGAATGCGCCAGCGTCCGCTGCGCCTCGCGGATGCAGACTGCAAGCGTGCCGCGCTCGGCCTGGCAGGTTTCGACCAGAAGCTCGCCAAAGAAATGCGATTT